CTGATATTTTACTAAGTCAGGGAAAAAAAATTATACAAACTATATTCAAGGCAGACGATAACGAACCAGTTTATAAAGTTTATGAAAACAGGAATTGACATACAAAAAAAGAAAAAATAGATATAGACCCAACCACGAGTGTTTATAAGTGTTTATAAGTGTTTATTGAGTTAACACAAACTTTATGGCAGCACCAAAAAATAATACAAATGCAGTAGGTAATAAAGGTGGTAGAAATAAAAATGTTAATTTACAAAAAAAGGTAGATACTTTCAAAGGTTTGGTTTTAGATGATATAATTGAAGTAATGCAAGGTAAAAATAAAACTAAAAAATGGGAGCTTACTATGAGATGTGTAAATAATATATTACCAAGGTCAGTTGAAGTAGGAGACCCTGATGGCAATCCAATACAGATGGGGTTTGTGGCTTTACCGCCTTTGAAAAAAGATGAATAAATTATGGAAAAGAAGATATTATGGTCTCCTCATCCAGGCCCACAGACAGAAGTTTTAACAAGACGAGAGTTTGAGATACTTTATGGTGGAAGTCGGGGCGGCGGGAAAACCGACGGAGGAATAGCGTGGCTTACAAGATGGGTTCACATACCAAGATACAGAGCGTTAGTTATTAGAAGAAACGCAGACGACCTAAAGGATTGGATTGATAGAGCAAGAGAGATGTATGCAGGAGCTGGTGGAGAAGTATTTGGACAGCCACCTGAAGTCCGATTTCCAAGTGGGGCAAAGATAAGAACTGGACATTTAAGAGACGATAACGCTTACACAAAATATCAAGGACACGAATATCAAAAAATAGTTATAGAAGAGTTAACACAAATACCAACAGAGGAAAACTATCTTAAACTTATATCAAGTTGTAGAAGCACATTAGATAACATTAAACCGCAAGTATTTTCAACAACTAACCCAGGAGGCGTAGGACACGGCTGGGTAAAAAAACGCTGGGGCATAACAGGAGCACCGAGAGAAGCTATAAGAACTGTTGACAAGGTTACAGAAAGACCCAGAGTATTCATACCAGCAAGAGTAGAGGATAATCCAACATTGATGGAGAAAGACCCAGCTTATGTGAAGTTCTTAGACGGTCTGCCTCCTATGCTAAAGAAAGCGTGGAGAGATGGCGATTGGGATATATTTGCAGGACAATACTTTGCAGAGTGGAACCAAGAGAAGCATACCTGTGTTCCATTTGAGATACCACAGAGTTGGAAAAAGTATAGAGCTTATGATTATGGCAAAGAAAAGCCAGCGTGTTGTTTATGGTTTGCGATTGATTATGACGGGCGTGTATGGGTTTATAGAGAGTTCTACAAAACAGGACTAAATATGGATGAGCAGAGCAGATTGATAGCAATGATGTCAAAAGAGGAGTATGATTATTCAATAGCCGACCCTTCTATTTTTTCAACAACAGGAATGGTGGACAAGACAGGCGGACAGACCTTAGCAGAGACGGCGGCCACAAATGGTGTAGTATTTATGCCAGGGAGTAACAGGCGAATAGACGGCTGGGACATTGTAAGGCAGTATCTGAAGTGGACACAATTTCAAGACCCAAAGATTATATTCTTCAATACTTGCTTTAATGTTATAAGAACGATACCTACGCTGATACACGACGAGAAGAAGATTGAAGATTGCGATTCCACAGGCGAAGATCACGCTGCAGACACACTTCGTTATTTCCTTGTATCACTACACGACAGAAAAACACCACCGCCAAAGACAGAGACCGAGAAGAAAATGGAGAACTTCAGGCGTAAGATGACAGGACAAACAGGAGGTTTTAATTCATTATATTATCCAGAATAAATATGTTTGCAGAAATGCTTTTCTTTTTATCTATTTATTTATTATCATTTTTGATACTTTATAAATTATTAAATGCTTTTATTAACTACGAAGTTAAAAGAGATGAAATAAAATGCCAGAAGAAAAACAAAAAGAACCAGACAAGTTCATAAAAGAGACGCACTTGAACGAGAAAGAACGAGAGCTTTTTGAGTTTGTCAACAAAAGAGAGGAAGAGTTAAGAGAAACCAAGGAAGATATATTTGGTACTAATTTAGAGGATATTATGCGTGAGGCAGATTCCGCTTATGTTCCGCATAGATTAAAGACAAAAGGCAAGAAAGTTCTTGTAGCTGATGAGGACGAGGGCTGGCGTAGTGCTTTTGTAGATTTGAACAGTGAGGACAAGTGGCAAAGTGATGTGGCACAGGCGAACCCGTTTATTAAAATACAGGTAGCTTTAGGTATTTTAGTTGACAGAAACCCAGAGGGAGTGTTGACACCTAACTCAACAAGATTTGAGGCAACAACAGCTATGATGAGTCAGCTTTATAAGAAGAGCTGGCAAATGGCTAAAAGCAAACAGCAACTTAAACTGTTTGTTTTTAATTTAGCAAAATATGGCTGGGCGTGTGGTAGGTCATATCCTTTGAAATTAAATAGACCATTGAGGAACGAAGATTTGGAATTATCAGATAAGACATCAACGCCTTACAATGATGTATTCAGAGAAAACCTTGACCCGTGGCATACTTGGATAGATGACGGGGCTAAACCAAGCAACCCTAATTCTGTAAACGACTGGTGTTGGGATAAGACATATTCTTATGATGGAGCAAAGGAGGAGTTTGGCGATAGCCCGTTGTTCAAATATGTCAAGGGCATAAAGATAGAGGGCGAGGGCGAAGAGGACAAAGAAAAGAAACACCAGAGGGAAGACCAAGTATTAGCTAAGTTCTATGAGAGTTTGAACAAGGACTTATTTATGGTTAAGTTGAATGACATTCCTGTTATAATTAAGCCACTACCGATAGAAGACAATGACGGCAACAAGAAGTTGAGTTTATGGCAGACATACTGGTCATTAAGACACGCTGAAAGTCCTTATGGCATAGGCATATATGAGGCAATGAGATACGATCAAGGGCTATTGGATAGGATACGCAATATGACAATAGACCAGTTGACTTTATCAATTTATAAGTTTTTTTTATTCCAAGGTACTGATATGATGACAGACACTGGCAAGATTAAAATATCCCCTGGCAAGGGTAAGCAGGTTATCAACCCAAAGAATGTAAACTGGATGGAAGTGCCAGGGCCAGGAGCAGAAGCGTGGAATGGCATAGATTTCTTTAAGAAAGCAGTTGATGATGTTACAGGCATTACCCCAACTCTTATGGGTGAGGTAACAGGCAAGACAGCATTTGAGGTAGCTCAAGCCAAAGAGTCGGCATTGAAACGACTTAAAACTCCGTTAGATAATGTTACAGACGCTTTAGAAGATGAGGGATATATTACTCTGTGTTTGATACAAATGATATACTCTGTGCCTGAATTGATTAAGATAACAGACTCACGGCTTATAGAGGCGTATTTAGAGGAAATAAAAGGTGACCAAGCGTTGTATGGAAGAGATGAGCAGGGTGAGTTTATAGCCAAAGTATTTAGAGAAATGCAGTTAGGTTTGGAGGAGGACAATGAGGGCAAGCTGGTTGAAACAGAGAAAAACAAGTTTTTAAGAATAAAGCCAAAGTTCTTGAAATGGAATGGTATGATTAACATTAAAGGTCAGTCAATACTGTCGCCATCCAAAGAGTTAAGCAAAGCACTGGACTTGGAGCTTGTAAATATCTTAGTTCCTTTATTAGGACAACCTCCTGAAATGGTAATGAAAACAGCTAAACAGATACTTAAAGTTTATGATAAAGACACAGCAAAGTGGTTACCAGAAAGTTGGTTAGCAGATAAACCCACAACAGCAGGACAACCAATGATAGTGCCAGCCAAGGGCGGAGGCGGACAACCACAACCAGCACAACCAACAGGACAAGGAGCAGGAAGTAAGATAATGAATGGCATTAAATCAGCTGTAAATAGTTTTAGAAGATAATGTTAAAAATTGGAGGAAAATTTATTCAGAAAGGTAAGTTTAAGGCGACTTGTCCTGAATGCTTAGAAGTTTTAAAGATTAAGAATAATGGCGAAGTGGAAGAGATAAAATGTTTGAAATGTGGTCATATATTTATAAAAGCAAACTTAAAGAAAAATGATAACAGATAAAGATAAATCCATATTGAGGGCATTGACTACATCTCCACAATGGGCTACTGTAAGATTAGTAGCTGAAGAGCATATCAAAGAGCTTTGGGCAGAATATACTGTTTTTGATACAGAGTGGGAAACTATAAGGGCAACAATAGAAAAGGAGGCGAAAGTTAGAGCTGTTAAAAGGTTCTTACAAGAGTTAGATAGACAAAGTGTATGAAAGAAAAAAAATGTTAGAAGAATATAAAAAATTTGTAATGCCAGATAAGAGTGGTAAGGGCAATGACCTGATATTTGAGGTGAACTATAATTCCAAGGACGGCAAGACAAATAAGTGCCAAGTGTTACGCTTCAAGTATGGAGAGAAAGAGGGATACATTACAAGAGACCATTTACTTGGTATGTTATGGGTTATAGGAGAGCCAGCAGAACAAAGAAAGATGATACCACAGACAATAACAAAAGTTAGACATTATGAAACAGTTATAGGCATTAAAGCTACAAAGAATATAGCTAAAGGAGAAAGTATAAATGTAGCTGTGAAGTTTCCGTTGCCGTCAGTTGAAGAGGAAGTAATCGGGGAGATTAAAAAAAGTGCTAACAGAAAAACTAATTCAGGGATAATACTCCCAAGTTAATATGCAAAAATTAAGAAGGAAAAGTGATAAAGAAATATATGAAGAAATGAAAAGAGAGTATCTCTGCAAGGGATATTTTCATCAAGGGACAACAAGATATGGTTGGATAATTGGAGATTTTAATTGTGGTTGTAAGTTTTGTAAAATAAAATAATATGTTGGTATCAATAAAAAATATAGCTGATTTTACAGATACTATAGATAGATTATGGCAACCTATTTTTGTTGAAGTTCAGTTTAAGGATATAAAATATAAAGGACCTATTATAGTTTTTTCTAAAGATATTGTTAAATATATAGTTAATGATACTATCGTGAGTTTTTACCGTCCAGATTTTGTTGGAATGGATATAAAAAAAGTAAAGTTAATTGTTAAACAAAAAATCTTAAAAGTAATAAAATAATATGACAAATAAAGAATTAGAAAAAAAAGTGAACAAGCAAGAAGATAGTTTAACAAAGGTCGTAAAAGAAATGACTAAAGCTATTGACACATTGACAAAGACAATGGATAAGAATGAAAGAGTACCGATAGCGGTGCAACCTATTGTGCCAAACGAAACAGCACCACCGACAACGACAGCTCCAGAACAAATAGCAACTCCAATACCAGAGGATTATAGACACATAGTGAATACTGTTTTGAATAGAAGTTTTGGTATCAAGATAGTACCAAGAAGCAACGAGCCAAGGTTTGACATAACTATTGTTGTGCCAGAGCAATACAGCATATTGTCAGCAGATGAAAAGAAAGAGGTTGGTGTTGATTTAAGAAGCAAGGTGTTGAATTATGCTGATGGAGTTAATGGGTTGCGTCAGTGGACGAATTTAATGTATAATAATTTTAGTCAGGAAATAAAAGCAAAAATAACTGCGGACAGAATGGCTCCGCTAACATAATATGAAAATAATAAAATTAACAAAAGCTCACAGAATAATGGTTTCTTCATTATTTGGTCAACTCTATGGTAGAGGTGGTCTTGGATGGAGTGATTTCAGAAAGGCACAGAAAGCCACAGCTAAACTTGAATTAAGTGATGAAGAGAGAAAGGAAATAAATTACAGGGCAGAACTTGGTGTAAAATGTTCAGCTATGGAAGGAGAGAAAGAATGTGGATATGAGGGTATTGTTGAATTAAGAGGTGAGGAGATTTTAAGCGAGAAAGCGTGTGAGAAATGTGGAAGTAAAAAATTAGTTGTTTTACCAAATCAATCTCGTGTTAGATGGGATAATGAAAAAGCAGACGAAGAGAAAGATATTGAGTTTACTACTAATGAGGTAAAGATAATTAAGGAGACAATTCAGAAAAAAGGCGATGAGAAAGAATTGTCATTAGGAGATAAAGAATTGTGTGATGTTGCAGATAAGTTTGGAATTGAAATAGAGGACGGAGAATAGTTCTTAACATAAATTACAAAAGCGTTACCACCTTTTGAGAGGTTTTAAGCATCTGCCAGCTAATGGTTGGTGGTAACGCTTGTCCTTTAGATGGCAGATGCTTTAAGCCCCTCATTATGGGGGTTTTTTTATTAACAGCTTTCATAACATACCTCTCCACTTCAAGAGAGACCAAAAAATGGAAGTTAAACAATATGCCAAAAGAAACTGTTGGTAAGATTCCCGAATTTGATGATGGCGGCGCTCCCGCTCCATCAACGGGAAAAGAGGAAGTAAAAGAAACTGATGTTGAGGAAACACCAGTTGAGGAGACGGAAACTCCAGCAGAGCTTCCTGCTGAAACAAAACCTACCGAGGAACCTGTTGAAACACCTGTTGAACCAGTTGTAGAAACAGATGTCGGCGAAGATGCTGATAAGTTAAAAAATGAACTTGAGGGTTTACGAAGAGAACGGGAAGGTATAATGACTGAAATAGTCGGATTAAGAAAAGATAGGCGGATACTCAAGGAAGAACCAGAAACTCCAGTAACTGTTGTTGAAGACCCATTAAAGGGTGTTCATCAAGATGATATAGCTACGGTTGAAAAAATAGTTAAAGCTAAAGGTTATGTCAAAAAGGATGATGTTCTAAAAGAGAATTATCAAACTTTGAAACAGGACGCTACTGATGAGTTTTTGGAAGCATTCCCAGAGTATAAGCCAGAGAATGATAAGAACGACACACTTTGGAACTCGCTAAGTAAACAGTTAAAACTGTATTACAGAGAACCAGAGCGTGATGGACATTATAAGAAGATAATGTTTGAAATCTTAAAGAAAGCCCATCAAGACATTTCTAAACCTATCAGCGAGCAAGGTACTGACACCAAAAAGCGGATAGAAACCGCTGGAGCTGGTGGAGGTGGTAAACCAAGCTCTTCTTCTGCAAAACCTGTTGATATGCATTCGGATAAAGCCGAGCATTTACGACAAGGTGGATGGTCGGAAGAAGAAATCAAAGTTATATTAAAATAGGGTAAAAATATGCCAGGATTTAGAAAATCACAACCGATTAACGAAGCTGATTATATATTTCAAGGTACTATTAGTAGTAATGCTTGTGCTGTGGGAGATTTGCTTGAGTTGACAGATGGTTCTACTACTTGGGCTGATTGCACTTCAACTTCTAACCATTTCACTTTTAAGGCAATTGCTTTAGAGGCAGTAACTACTTCAGCTACTGAAGTTAGGCTGTTAATGGTTAATTTACACGATGTGTATATTGCAGAAACAGCTAATAACAGTGCTGCGACAGATAATGGTGATTCAATGGTTTTGACTGATACAAATACTGTGAACAATACTCATACAACAAGTGCGGCTCAGGTTGCAGTTGTTACTCAGTTAGTTCCAGTAGGAGCTCTTGCTAATAAAGAGATTCTTTGTAAGTTTATTGGTTTGACTGGACTTGACCCTGACGCTACTTAAATATGCCAAATCCATTAACAATAGCAGATGCTTCCGATTTAGTTGACAAAGCCATACAGAGTATTTGGATAAAAGGTTCTGTAAAGCAACCTTTCTATAGCCAGTATTTTAACACCACAACTGGTGTTACTGACTACTATATGAAAGATAGTTCTATCAGTGGTTTAGGTTATGCTACAAGGGTTGTTGAGAACGCTGTA